TGGGGGATATTGTATTCAAGTTTAACTCAACAGCCTTTTTAAATATAGCCCTAAGAACAGAGGAAACCCCTATATCAGATATAACCTGAGGCCCTGTGTTTTTACTCCACCTGTATACCTCACCAAGATTCTTGTTTGCGAAGAAAACCTCGGTTCCAGAATCAAACACTGAAGAGGGGTCTATGTCGCAACCAGACCTTCCTGGATAAACGACAGCTTCATTGAGTATATCCCTAGAAGCAATAAGCTGTTGATTGCCAGATGCGTCAGACAATATGTTTTTACCTACGGGAACTAGAGACACGTTGTCTCGCTGTATAACGACAACAAAGTCTCCGTGGTCACCCATATACTGTATACCCCCAAAAGTCTCTGAGAGGTCCTTAAAATTAGCCAGAGAAGAGTTGAAGGATGAGTACCTTAACTTAGTGGACTCTGGGTTGCTAGGGTCTGAATATGTGATAGTGTTTTCCCTGATCGTCTCCGAAGCGTCCTCAAATATCACATTTGGTCTACCATAAGAGTGAGAGTTAGATCTAAACAGGTCTGTTGCGGACTCTGTTTCTAGGTAAACGCTCTTAAAGTTTGACTCAGGAGAAGGATCTGCTCCGTCATCATCGGGAATAATATCAATAAATATTCCGTTTGAATCCTGATCTCTTACGTTAGTTGCAACCCTTCTAAACCAGACGTCACCCTTAGTTAGAATAATCGGGTCGCTAGCACTAGCCCCCACTGAGTGAGTTAGCTCACCAGAAGCTTGCTTTACAATCTTGTAGTGGTCGCTTACTTCGTAATAGACCTGCTCGTCAATCTCAGCAGATTTTCTTGGAGTTCTAATTTCAATAACGCAGTTTTTGCCCCAGTTGTGGGTGTTAGAATCAACCGAGGCATAAGAGAATCCTGAGGCGTTTTCGTTGTCTTTTAGCACAAGAAACTGTCCTTGCTGACTCTCTTGAGGTTCGTTAGCCAAAGGGTTGTTAGAGTCGCTGCCACCTAAGTCAACTAAGTCAGCCACATCAAATTCGTAGTTAGTGTACTCTCTTGCTCCTCCCTCAAAAAAAGATATAACCTTTAGCTTGTCACCCTCTTGATGCTTGTAGAGGTTTAATCCCCCTTCAGGTGTTCTGGCTCCAAAAGAGCTAACATACGACACAGGGTGTCCCTGAAGGTAGTTTAAAGAAACGTATATGTTTTTGTTTAACTCTGTGTCATCGTTATTAGCTGAATCACCACCCACAAAAGCACCACCAGCAGTGTACTGTATAAAATCTTGAACCGTGCTGTTTTTAGCATAAGCAATTTTATAGCTATGAGCCCATTCTGGAGGAGTACCATTTAAAGTTAAATGAACCTCAACAGCACCCTTGCCTGACCCCCTCTCTTCGTTGGTGTACCCCTCTACAAATTTTGATGTTAAGTGATCTACAAATCCGTGCCTTCCTCTTTCGTCGTAGTATATAATACCGAAGTCGTGATTTGCCTCTGTTTTAAAAGACTCGACACCATTCAGCTGGTTTGAATATATATTCACAGGTGACTCCCCCTCTATGACTGATTGACCGCTGTTGAAGTTTACGCTTTCTGAAGATAATTCAGCACCCTCACCCCCACCCTCTATGGGCTCAGGCAGTAAGTACTTTACATCAGCAGTCCCAGCGCCTGTTTTTGACATAAACGGAAGTATAGTTGGCCTGGGGTTACTGCTTCCGAATGCGTCTAGTGCGGAGTTCGGTGACAATGGAATTATAAACCCATTATAAAAAACAGTATAACTGTGTTCATAGCTCGGAACACCTTGCCCATTGAAGGTCACGTATGGGTTTACCGTTACAGATCCTTGAGCGTCCATATTGGCTACATCGTACCTGTTCTGGTTGCCTGCTCCGCCTCTGGCTTTACCGCCACCTGGACCTCCCTCTCCGTCCATTAAAGAATAAAAGTTAATTATATTATCAGGCAGGGTAGAGGGGACCCCACCAGTTCCAGTGGTGGATGGGTTAACAAAGCTTTTCATTAAAAGACCGAAATCCTCATTTACCTCTAAATAACCAACTTGATACCCGTAACCTTTAAGTACTCGATCTTCACTAGGTAGCCCCAAGGGGTTGCCATAAAAACTGATACCTTGTATGCCGTTCGCATCTAGCCACGCACCTATTCCGTTTTCAATAACATTAAAACCGTTATTATCACCAGTTAAATCGTCTTTAGATATAAGGATCCAAGATAAGGCTGCACTTTGCTCTGCGTCGTTTGCCGTGTCATGAAGGCAGGTAATAGTCTCAACTCCTGATTCACCCGTAAGGCATAGCTCAAAGTGCGAATTAACACCAGGGTCTCGATCAAAATAATTATCATCTGAAATTGGTTTTAACCTAAACTTAAAATCTCCCTTTTTTATTATAAAATAACCGACAGGAACACCAGTAAACCTAGTTCCTTTATTGCCCCATACAGCACATATAAGCTTATTGTAAGACTCTAGGGTTTGCCCCCCAAGGGTGTTTCCTATTTCCGCCTGGGGAATAAGATCACCACTATTTAGAGGTAAGTTAAAACTATGTGAAGCCTCGGCAGAAGACTCCAGCACTTGCATGTTTAAAGGGTTGTTTTCCGAGTCTGTTAATTCTGATCCAATTATTAGATTGGTGTTTGTTATAGCTTCACGCACGGCTAGATTTAATGCCGATCTAGCGTTGTCAACATCACCTGTTGTTTTAATCTTAGCGAAAAAAGTTAAAGGACCTCCCTTTATTATTACTGGGTTAGCAGCTGAGGATCCGCACCGCGCAGCCTGAATACCAGACATCTCAGAAGAGCCTTCTATGGTGGGTCTATCTATTAATTTCCAATTTGAAGCTAAAGAATATTCCATTGCAGCACCACTAGCACTGGTAATATCATTTTCATAATAATTTCCCCATATTCTAAAGCCTGTAGCACCGACAGTTTGAACGCCAGAGCTAGCATCTCCAGTAGGTCTAGCAAAAGCTTGTTGAAAATTTACTCCGCTAAATGTCGTTTCAGAGGGGTTATTAGATGGCTCTTGAGGACCCCTTTGAACGGTTTGGCTTATTCCGCTTCCTCCATCTTTATAGTAATGAAAGTTTTTATCTGGCCGAAGTGTAATGCTTAAGTTGACCTGTGTTTCTGCGGGTAAAAAATCAGGCATTTCTGAAAAATCTAGAAAGAAAGAAATGCCATCTACTGGGCTTTCTACGGCTTCGCCAATAGAGTTAAAAACAGAAGGTACGTACCCCACATTAAAACCAATAAAATCCTCTGGCTTTTCTTTATAAATCACCTCAGCTGTTGCCGTAGTGCCTGATTTATTAAACCCATCTAGGTAGTTCCCGTACATAAGCCTGTTAGATGAGACAGACTGGGATTTAGCGGTCCTAGGGACTGAATCGAACTGCTTATTTACTTCATCCGTGCTAACACCTTTTAGTACCTTATCGTTATAGAAGTCGTACTGTAGTGTGTCAGCAGAAAACTCGTCGATAATAAAAAAAGAACCGCTATTCCCTTGCCTTCCCAAAAGCCTTACACGAGATATCTCTGGTCCTTGCTCAGGAAGGGTTAAGACACACCTGTTGTACGCACTGTGATCAACATATGTTTTAGCACCTTGGTCTATTACGCTTGGGGGGAAAGCAATATCAGAGTAAGAAGATATAGCACTTTCAATACCATCTACGTATATGTTTTGATAGGCAAACTGAAACCCATCGGTTCTTTCGAAATTACTTACAGACCTCGTTTCGTCATTATCAAACTGAAACGTTATAGGTTTTAACTGCGTTTTAGGGCAAGCCGTAATGAAGTCAGCCTCGGCAAACTCATCGTTACCGTGTATAGAGCTGCCAACCTCAAAAGCCCTATATGCGTTTATCTTTCTAGGTTCGTTTACCCCATCAGTAAAGTAAATGATAGCATCTTTCTCAAAGTCCTCGCCAAGCTCTTCGAACGTTCTAACAGCAGCGCTATAAACAATATCCGCTTTTACAAACCCGTTTTGAGGGAAGTTAAACTGAGAGCTTGTGTATATTTTCCTTAAGGTTGGTCCATCAGACCCAGGCAACAAGCCTTCGCTGTCATAAGCAAAAACACCTTGCTTGCTGGCGTTTGAGTGATAAACAAAGATGTATGTTATGCGAGTCTTCTTGTCTTCAACACCACCTATAACCCTCGTACCAGCGGGAAGCGATCCCTCTACCTTTTCATTACCCTTAATGTTCTTAAGTATTCCGTTACCTGCATCCGACTTAGTTAGCTTACCCTCTACAATGGTTAGGCTGTCGTTGTCTGGCCCTGAGTACAGATTCAAAGCATCAAGCATAGAGACCTTGCTGATAGTTTTGTTATCGGCGTCGGAGTCTAGTTGTCTTGGGGTTAATTTATCTATCGGCATCAGTACTTAGGTGCTTGCATAAAGTTCTTACGAATCGTCTTCAACGCCTCTTCCTTAGTGAAGTTGCTCAATCGGGCGTTAGCCTTTCTTCTTTCGTTATAGTACTCTGCTCTAGCCCTAGACTTCTCGTTTGCTGGGACGGATGATTTGCGCTCTATAATCTTGTAGTACATATACGACCTCAACGCTTCTTCTGCGTACACATGAACTTCTGGGTCGGTTGACCTGGCTTCATCGGCAATATACTCTATCACCACTTGAGAGTATTCGCTATTAGTCTCTATTTCAATCCTATCTTGATCTAGGTTGAGCCTATACTCTCCAGCTAAGTGACCACCACCTGCTCCGTACAGTCTTCCTGCACCACCTTGATAGATGTAATTCTCGAATACGTATTGACTAAAGTCGTTATCAGAACCCCCTGTAGCGCCTGTAGAGCTCTTGCTTTCAACAGTATCGTTTATAAAATTGTTTGGAATATTTAAGGGGCCATCATTGCTTTCACCAGTAGTTGAGTCTTCGGTGTCAGAAACCTCAAGATTGATATTAGCGCCAGCTCCAGATCTCCGCCTCGAATAATTTATGTTCTTGTTATTTCCGAACACCCTCACGATACCATCCTCGTCAACAATACCTAACTTTAATAAATCAACAAAATCTTCTGGAAGTATAACCGTGTCATTAGGTTGTATATCTCTTTTTAAAGATTTTATCTTTTTACCAAGATCAAAACCAATCTCTCTAATACCCCTTAATGCGAAGTTTCTTATAGCGCTGTCTGAAGCGTTACTTGCGTAGTCGTCTCCATCAAGCGTGATGATGAAGTCCCTGATTATTTGACTTAGCTTTACTTTATTATGTGCCATTATTCAGATGCTTCTTCTTGTGTTGCGAACTGAGTTACATTAGGGTCTCGCAACCTAACACCTATTAATTTAGCAATCTCCATAACTACCTCGTTGAGGTAATGAGGGGGAAGCATGAAATCTCTACAGGAGCTAGAGGGAAGCTCTAAATCATCTCCATTGTAGCTTACAACATCATAATCATAATAAGGAGACCCCTCGCTTATATTTCCGTCCTTGTCAAACGAAGTTGGCTTAGCGTAATATGTTAGCTCCACAAATTGAGGGCTTGGAAAAATCTCAATATCTATAGCGGAAACTAAGGCTATAGGAAAGTCATTAGTCGGATAAGAAAGATTACTCCCTATAATTCTATCTATCTTTTCTGGGTCGTAAACTATCTCACAGTTGGTTAGTGCCCCACCATCAGATGAGGTTGAAACCTGAACTGGCGACAAAGGGAAACCACAATAAACGGATATCAACCTTGATAGATCAAGAGGCTTTGAAAGCAACCCACCAGAGTAAGAAAGCTCCAAATTTCCTTTTCTTCTGTGATAAAAAGAAAGGTCTTCTAGCTTCTGCTTTCTTACAGACTTGTCTCTGCCTGGATCGAAGTTCTGCCTGCTTATACGCTTAGCGTCCACAAGCTCTGAGAACATCTCATTATAGATATTCATCTGCGCTATAGGGGCAAAGGAATTGAACACGCCAGGTGTAATAAAGCCCTTCTGCTCTTTGTTGGCGATATCCTTTACGGCGTTATATACTTGTAATACGCTTACCATAAAACAAATATACGAAAAACAAATAGGCTGTTATTTGCCTCGGTATAAGGCGAATAGCTGATTGGCTAAGTTAGCAGCTTCGTTAGCCCCTATATCTCTGTTTATCACGCCAAACCTATTTAGAATAACCTTTCCAGATATGCTTTCACCTCCAGTCTCGCCTATAGCATTTAAAACAAGGTCTCCGTCAGTTCTTCCTGGTATTCCAGAATCCGTTACACTACCGCCTAATACTGGGTCCCCGCTAGGGTTAACAGCTGGTATTTTAGCTACTATATCTCCATCCCTGTTGTGAAGGTACATATTGAAGTCCTTGTCCCTCCTAATTATAAATACATTATTAGGCTGATACAAGGGTGATGTAGGGTCTGGATCTGGAATCTCAAAAGACTTTGTTCCATCAGCAGTTGATGTTGTATCAACAAAAGCTGGGTATCCATTTAACCCAGAGTGTCTAACGCAGAAAACATTTCTAGATAAGTGAAAGTCCTTATTCGTTGAAGTAACCCGCCCGCTGCTGGATGGTCGTGCGCCAAAACCAAAAGCCTCTCCAGCCACATCTCCATAAAGAGCGCCTATACCATAGTCGCTATCGGTAGATATACCATTAGTATTGAAGACAGCATAAATGGTGTAATCATTGGATATTGTAAAGTCGTTTGCTAGATTGTATGAGTTGGTACTTCCTATAGCGACACCCTTTTGGGCCATAGTAGACTCTCCACTAGCATTAGACGGATCGTTTATTCTTGTACTTCCAAGATCTTGAGTTAAATTATGGGCTGATCCAGCTGTTCCGCTATTAGGGAATGGATTAAGCGTCGCGTTGTGTGCAAGCCCAGACATACTTGTGTGGTTGTAGTCCAACTCTGGTAAGTTCTCTCCGAAGAATATCTCACCTATAGTGCCTTGAAACTTCTTGGCTTCATCGCCAACAGCAAGTTCCTTTGTGGTTGTTTTGATTGGAGAAGCAGGTATAATAGATCTCACGTCATCTATTGTGTCAACTACAGCCTTGTCAAACGTAGACTTACCCTCTACCACATCAAACTTCATGATGTTCTTGGCTGTATCTCTAGACATAAAGTTGATCACATCCTCTATCAGCCCAGCCTCGTCCCCCTCTTTACAGGCTACGGTAATGTTTGCTTTAGGTATTGACTCACCCTCTTGAAGGGTAGACTCATCAAAGCCGTTGCAATCCTTGAACGTAAAGACTACTTTCTTTTTACCAGCTGTAATAAAAGTAAGGTTCTCTGAAGGGATGGCGATAGTGCTCAATCCCACACCTGTGTCTGAGAACGAAGCGCTAGTCTCTGACTCTGGCTCCCTACGGAAAAAGAAGAATTTTCTGTCCATGAAACAAATATACGAAACAAAAAAGCCACCCGAAGGTGGCCTTTCTTTTATGCTAGGCGTTCAAGCCTCTCCTCAAGGGAGGACAGAACGGAAGATCCTTTCTCTGTTAGGCAGAACCTAACCATTACATCTAGTGGGTCTTGGCCTACAGGCACAGATACAATCAGCCCATTAGAGTCAAACCAGTAAACACCATCAGACTTTACGTTGATGATTTGATAGTCTTTAGCTTGAGTTACAACAGATCGGGCCTGAACCTGTGGTGAATCAAAGGACTCAATAAACTCCTGAGGCTTGTTCTTGGCGATCCTAAGAAGGTTAAATCGAATCTCTGATACTGGAGAGTTAATACTCACGTTAAAGTACATAGCGATAGGTAGCAGCTCCTGTATGTCCGTATCTCTTACTAAAGCCACAGCATCGGTAGTTAAGAACTCTTTTTGTAGTTCTTTCTCCGCATCTTTCTTTTTGTTCACCTCACCAAAAACTGTTCCTCCGTTTGCCTTATTTAATGGGTGCCATTCTAGAAACTTTCGCAAGTTTGGTTTTTCCTTGGGGACAAAAAGCCTGCCTTCTCTAAAAGAAACAGATTCCCTTTTGGCGTTTTCAGACTGCTCGTCTCGAAAGATAGACTGTTCGTTAGGGCAGTATCTAATCTCTCTAACAGTGTCGTTTTCTTTGTCGTATACGGTTACGCCTTTTTGAGGAAGCATAAATACGATTCCTCCACCTTTAATTATCTCATACTCTTTGTGCTGATTGACTTCCTCTCTCCTCCTAATAGCAGGCTTCTTTTTTTTGGCTGGGGCAGGAGGCGCTACTTGAGCGTCAGGTTGGACTTTTTTAGGCCGTCCAGGAGCCTTCTTAGTTGGGGTATTCATATTGAATTAAATTAATTACTGCAAATATAGGGAAAATAAAAAGGCCCCCCGAAGGGAGCCTTTCTTTTATGAGGTTTGTGATTTACTACGAACCAACTGTGATTACTGGGTCTGTGCCAAAGTCTACATCGGGCGAAAAAGAAGTCTCATCACTTGCATCAGCAAGGTTGATAACCGATTGCTTTGCAAAGTTGATAGCCTCAACCAAGTCCTTGATGTAAGTCTTTGCTGTTCCTGAATCCACAGTGATGTCAATCAATGTGTCATCTGCCTGACCAAAATCAGATACGGCGAGACGAACGCTAGTTGCGTTGAGCTCTTGAATACCCTGTAAACTAGATACAGGGAAAAGCTTTGAAGAATCAAATTCACCAGCAGTGTTGTCTGGATTTACGAATAGGAATTTTTTACTTGTGTCCATAGTTTCTAGTATTATGCAAAGTCAGTGATTGAACCAACGCTAAGAATGTCTGAGTGAAGGAACTCAGAAGTAGTGTCATCGCAAACGGTAATAAAAGGATTTTTACCCAAACGAATTTCTTCTGCGATAGCCTCCATAACAAGCCTACCCTTGTTGTCAGTAATTGTAACGTCTACAGTAATTTCTCCAACACCATCATTCCCGCCAAAGGGAGCAATAAAGTGCAAAATCAAAGAGGCGCCATCTGATTCCATCCCCATGTCCGTCAAACGACGAGCGGGCACGCAAAGCGAATCATTAGCACCAGTATTAAAAAATAAAAATTTTTCCATAATAAAAAGTTATTTGTTGTAGCTGAAGGGGAAGGGCCGAAGCCCCTCCCTTCCACCTAACTGTTATTAGCCCTTAATGATAACGTGTTGGTTTGCAGCACGAGTCACCAAAGCAATCTCAGAGCGGTAGTGGAACGTAGCAACGTCCTTACCAGCATCTCCATTATTGTTGTGACCTAATACACCACCACCAGTTACCCAGTGCTCCATCTCTCTGTTGTATCCGTTAGCCTCCTTGTAGTACATAGCGAGGGCAGGAGCCTTAACACCAGTACGAGCATCAGCAACCTGACTCATAGGAACCATAGCTCCCTGCAAGAAGTTTGTTGCACCTAACAAAGTAGGATCGTTCAATAGCTTCCAGTCGTGCTTGTGGAAAGTGTAACCACCACGAGTAAACGACTTAAAGCCAAGCTTTACAGCCATATCAGCATCGTTATTAAACGCACCGAACTGACCAGCCAAACCAGCAGTAACTCCAGTAGAGATACCTGACGCCAACATGTCGTCAATCGCCAAGTCTTGCTTTCTGTTCAAGTACATAGCGTACTCAGAAGTAGCTCCGTTCTTGTCGAGTTCCAAGATGATGTCGTCAAACTCAGCAAAGCTATCCAATGGATTGGCGTTTGCGTTAGAGACAACAATACCTCTATTTTCAACAGCAGAGATATAACCCTCTGATCCCAAACCAGCGTCTTGAGCGTTAGCCAAGCCAGATGTAGCACCATCGGTCCAGTCATTATCGTTGCCTGATTCAGCAAACAGCATCATCATTTCACGACGGTCTTCAAAACGCTTACGAGCTTCTTGCTCACCGTACATGAACCAACGATATTCACCTCCGCCAGTGTCAACCCAGCCGATATTAGTTGCTTGTGAACCGTTCACTTGGAATCTATCCTTAACAATCATAAATGGGTTCTCACGTTTCACCATGTCAGCATCGGTGAAGTGACCTGGTTGCTCAGTTCCCTGACCGTAAAGATTTCCGATGTGAATAAACGCACCAGCATCAGCAGCTCCGTGATTGTCAACTGCGGTCGCTCCGTCCAAAGAAGCAAGCGTAGCAGTCGTTGAAGTAAGCGGAGAAGCAGCTGATGTTGCGATAACAACATATCTGCGACCATCAACGCTGTCCATAACAACGTCGTTTACACCAATAGCGTTAGAGCCAGCATCGTAATTCAAAGTGGCTTGGTCTCCTGACACTCCTGAAACGCCAGAAGAATTACAAGCAACCAAACGGTGACGTCTTCCAACTTCGTGGTATCGCACTTCGTCAGAAGTACCCCCACCTTGGATGGCGCCAGTTAATTTCAACATCCCAGTGATACCTTGATCACCATATGTTTCGACAAGTTGAGGAATTACAAAATCTTTGTTTTGATCCAGCAAGGTGCCGATAGTAGTATAAGTTTCGGGCGATAATCGCAGGTCAGCTGGAGCTCCGTCCAAACCACCTGCCGCCGCAGCAGTAGTAGCCATAATTTTTAGACTTTAAAAGTTAGTTTGTTAGACTGACCGCCAAGAATATTTTTAAGTTGGTCAGCTAACGGATTATTTTGATTCTGATTCGTGGTAGGGGCTGTCTGCGTAGATACGTTAGCCGCTGTGTTCACGATAGTTTTTTGACCGTCACCCAACCCTTGGGTGTAAACAGACTTGACAATTTTGTCAATGTTATCAATCAAGGCCCTATGCGAAGACAGCATATCGTAATCCCAGCTTCCGTCCTCCCTCACGTAATCATCGAAGTACTCGTCAAGACGAGCATTCTTATTTATTAGTTCTGACTTGTAGTTGTCGTCAAGGCCAAATTCGAAAGTCTTCTCGTTCCCTAGGTCAAACTCTAGACCTGTGAGATCGTTAACTTCCTTAGACATTGCCGCCACCCATTCGTCATTGATAAGCGATTGAGGCGCTGACTCGACAGCTTCAGGGGCAGAGTATTTACCTCTAATCCCTTCTATGTCTCGACGCGCTTTATCACCATCAATTTTAAGCTGTAGTTGTGCAAGCTGAACCTCGCCCTCAGTATTGAGGTCTGGATCAACTTTGTACTTGCTGTTAACGAGTAAGTCTAGCTCATCATAAGATAGGTTAGGGTATTCATTCGCCATTTGAATGCGAATAGCTGTCATATCATCCATACCTTCTGGATTCAATGACTGATACCTAAACCAATCCTCTGGTGCTCGGCCCGTTTCCTCTACGAACTTCGCGATGGCTTCGACACGCTCATCAATAGCGTTTGCTTCAGCTTGTTGAGTACCTTCAAACTCATCAAAAGAACTGATCTCCCTTCCCAAGCGGTTGCTTAGAAATTCCATAACAGCTCCTTCGAGTTCGCCTTCTGAATACTCCGTATCAGATGTTGGCTCGGCAGTTTCCTGCTGAACCTCGTTCTCTTGTGTTGGTTGCTCCGCCTGCATCTCCTGTACAGGAGTTTCTTGCATTGGAGTCTCTTCTACCGTAGGCTGTTCAGGTGTTACCTGTTCGGCTTGTGGTTGTTCTGGTGTGCTACTCATAGACGCAGCAAGGTCCTCAGGATTACTGAAGACCTTCATTCCACCAATCTCTTCGATTGTATTTTGTTCCATTATATTTAATTAATTGTGTTCAATTTAAGCCACGTAGCAAACTACGTTAGCGGCTGAAGACTCCACGTTAGTGAATCTCCCGTAAAGAGTGCCTCCAGAAGGAATCGGAAATCCTGTTGTCTCTGTTGAAAGCTCTTTGTATGCATCAGTCTGGTAAGTGTATAAACTACCAGTTATATCCACTGTAACCGCAGCTGCGGTTGGGTTGTATATAGCAAAAACATGACGACCATTAGTTAGTGCAAGATCGTTAGTCCCGTCAAGGATGTACATGTTTTTAGGTAAAGCTTCTGAAGGATGTGCCATGTCTTATTTATTAATCTATTCCAGCTCCAGTGAACGGAACAGTTGAGTTGTCGTTACCAAATACACCGTACTCTACCATCGTGTCTACCTTCGTAGCATAAACCACGTAAGCCTTATCCACTGCAACGGGAATAAAGGCAAATTCGCCACCACCGATCTTAGCTACAAGAGCATCAGATTCAGAGTCGTTATACACATAAACGTATTGCTCAAGCTCCGAATCTAAGTTCTTGATATACACGTAGGCTCTTTCATTGCACTGACTAGCAGCGTAAATACGTAAAGCGGTATCATTGTGGGTGACAGCCTTTACCTTGGCCCTGATTAAAGCACCAGAGTCGCAAGTTAAGTTAGCTACCGTAGTTAAGGCCAACGCGCTTGTAAGCACGTCAGCACTGTTCAGGCTGAGTGAAGCGCGTACTGTTGCCATTATGCTTCGTAAATTACCAAGTACTCAACGGTCATGTTTGCGTCAGAAGTAGTAACCTCAATGTCTTTTGTTCCCTCGTAAGGCAAGAACAAAAAGTCACCAGCGTAAAGCATTCCAATACCAATAGTATTAGAACCATCGTCAAATCCGATTGTGATATACTCGCCAGGAGTTGTAGAAAGGTTCTTGATATAAACCTTATGCGCCACCTGATTGCTTGCAGACCAATCAGAAAAAAGAGCCTTGTCGATCAGCTTTTCTGCGCTAACAGCACTTGAAAAAAGTTTTCTGGCAACGCCAGTAGTCTGATCAAGACCAGTAACCGTACCAGCCTTAGTGAGTGTTGCTGTAGTAGAGAGCGCGAGAGCGTCACCCGTAAGGTCCCCGCTCGAAAGTGTAAGTGTTGCAGTGGTAGTAGCCATTGTTGTTGGTTATATGAACGCAAATATAAGCATTATTTTTTCTTCCCTTTTCCAGCCCTGATCTTAGCTGCCTCCTTCTTACCGAAGTCACTCTTCACTCTTGCCATCGCCCAAGCGTGTTGAGACACTTTAGGTCTGTTTCCTGAAGACATGTAAGCAGCTAAGCCGCGCTTATAAACTTGTTTCTGCACAGCGCTAAGGCCAGCCATGCCGCCCTTCTTGTACATCTTCATCTTGCCCCCCATCTTAAATACCTTTCGGCCTTTCAAAATGTCAGCTTGAGTGACCTTACCATCACCAGTCAGGTCAGGGAACTTACCCCCTTTTTTGTATGCTTTTTTTGCTTTCATAACGAATCTCTTTGCTTCATAAGTTGATCTAAGTTCTTTGGGTATGGTTTACCCTTCTTATATATAGCTGCAATCCTTTTGATCAAAGCAGCACGACGCTTAGGGTCTTTACTCCCAGCTAAATATTTTTTGTTAATCTTCATGACTTGGGGTGATTAGCCTGCTTAAACTTAGCCTGCTTTACAGCACCTGGATGAGGCGCGTAACCCCCCTTCATTAGATAGTACCTCCCCTGCTCCTCCATCCAGTGATAACCGCTTGGTGGGTCTACAGATACTTTTTTACTAGAGACAGAAAGCTTTCCGCCTTTATTTTTTTTGACAGCATTCATGAGTAGTTTCTACAGCGCCAGTTTCTAAGCGCAAGAAGCTTTCTTGTTGGCTTTTTTACTTTCTTACCAGTCTTTCTGTTTGTGACCATCTTGTAAAGAGGTCCCTTGTTTCCGCTCATTCTGGCGCAGAAAGATTTTCTTCTTGCGGCTCTCTTACCCTTAGGGTTTGATTCCGTTACTGGCGCCTTTAATTTAGAACCAGTGGCCTTGTTATACTTTCTTCTTCCAGCAGCTGTAAGTCCACCAGATCGAGACTTGTGCTTACCCATCTTGAGACTTACGTTACCCCCTTTTTTATACTTTTTGCAGCATCGCATGAATCAAAGATAATAAAAACAAAATAGTCAGATAAATCTATTCTTTAATGCGTTGTAGTTCTGGAGAACTTCGGAGGCGCTTAGCTCGCGGTTGTACAGGTTTACGCGGGCAATACGACCGTCTAAAAACCTTCCATCGTGACCGCCCACATAAAGTAAATCTTGTTCGAGCCATATACTAGCTTCCTTCTGTTGTGTTTTATCGAGCTGACCATCGATATAAATCTTTCTTAGACCGCTTGTACTCTCTGTGAAAACAGCCTGATGCCAAGTATTCAAAGACAGCGTACTAGTGGAGTCGGTATACCCAGAGTTTTGTCTACTCCCGTTGCTCCAATAAGTGTAAACGGATATTCTTTGATTGTACACGTTCATATAGTATGAACGATATTTAGTGCAGAGTGTGTATCGGTTCGACCCTGAAGGGAAAGAATCTAACTTAAACCAAACCTCATTGGTAAGCGCACTAGTAAAAGCGATAGCACTATCGTGAGATACTTGGATGCTGTCGTCTGAACCGTCAAACACAAAGCTCCCGCCATTTGAACTGTCAAATGTTGGACCATTAGTAAGTGTTCCAACAAGATTGCTTGCGAGATCGATTGAAGAAGTCCCAGAGCCTGAATACGATAGCTCATTTCCTGCATCCAAGCAGTATGATAGCCCGTCTGTTACGATACTATTTCGATTCTTCACGCTCATACGAAACGGTTTTTGAGTGCATTGTAGTTTTGAGTGACCTCAGCAGAAGACAATACTTTATCGTACACTTTTGCTACGGCCAGATTCCCAGAAAGCGGTCTTAATCCAGATGATTCATCTGCCCCTAGTCTAATTCCAGAAATGTTCCTCAGTGTTCCGCTAAAGCTAGTGGTCCCTACAGAGGACCCATTCACATAGAGTTCTATCTGGCTGCCAGAAAAGGTTGCTGCAACATGATTCCATGCATTTACTGTTCCATTAGCTGGAGTAGTTCCTATTCTGTGAAGTGTGCTTGACGTGTTTACTGCCACCCAATCAAAACCTAAAGCGTCCCCTACATCCCAATAAAGCAAGAAAGAAGAATTAGATAAAGAACCAAGAAACTTACTCATCACGGTCTCGTCTGCACTACTGCTTGTTGGGTAGACCCATGCCTCAAGGGTGAAAGCGCTTAATGCTGAAACATTAATTCCAGTAACCTCTACGTGGTCGTTACTACCATCAAAATCTATGTAGCCTCCATTATTCGAACTGTATGTAGGGCCGTTAGTTAGGGTCGCAGTTGCATCCGCAGAGAGGTCTGCCCAATCAGTCCCCGTCCCTGGATAGCTCTTACTATTAGCTGCATCCACGTAGAATACCAACCCATCCGTCACTATGCTTTTCCCGTAGCTGTAGCTCATACGAAACGGTTTTTAAGGGCGTTGTAGTTTTGGAGTACTTCGGCATCCGTTAAAGCTCTGTTGTAAACTCTCGCATTGTAAAAGGTGAACTTTCCATGATTTGAGTTAGCTGGGTACCGACCTAGGTAAGTAGCTGCATTAGCCGTGAATGAAATACCAGACACTGATGCCTCTAAAGCACCGTCTTTATAAAGTTTGAAGTCACCAGAGCTGTCGATTACCAATGTAAACGAGTGCGTCTCTCCTATAGGAAACTGCATATATCCAGCTGGTGAGTTACCATAAGCACTACCATTGTAGGTTCCGACCCTTCCGTGGGCGCCACCCGTAGTACCCCCCAGATAGAACTGAAGCTTACTCCCCGTTCCTCCTTCTATGGAGAATATACCCCTGTTGGTCGTAAGTGAAGTGTAGTCGTTCCTTGCGGTAAAAGATATGGTAACGTCTGTGTTAGATGGAACGACTCCTGTAGGAAGCGTTATGTAGTCATCAGAACCGTCAGTCGAAATCCCTCCACCACTCCCTGAGTCAAAGGTAGGACCGTTTGCCAAACTATTGCTAATACCCCCTGACAGGTCCGTCCACGTATTACCGCTACCAGGATACGAGTTGTCATTCCCTGCATCTACATAGAATACTAGCCCATCGGTTACGATAGGTGCGTTATTTGCAAACCCACCCATTTAGATCTCTGCGTTAGGATCGGTCCAGTCAGAACCACCCAACAGCGTAACAATCTCTTCGTGAGAATATTCCTGACTGCGTGTAGTAAGAGCAACTATCGAAGGTGGTTGGTCCCCTTCGTACTTCACAAAGCTTTGCGTGTTAGCTAAGTTCTTTCTCAGCGTGTCTGCTGATGTCTCCATGACTTCAGAGAAGTCGATTGTATCTACCTCTGTGAGGTCAAAGATTACATAGTGTCTGTCTTCGAAATGCATTTTAGTAGTTGTTTGATGGGTCTAAAGCCAAAACAATAGTAGCAGCTACATAGTTAACAGTATTTGTAGGGTCTACACTCCAGCTTAAAATATCTCCTGCGTCGAAGTCTGTTGCTTCGTTCTCGAAATCAAACACTTGTGTGTGGAAGTTTCCGCTTCCAGAAGGGGTGGCAGTTATCGATGCGGTTGCGGTTTCTGTTCTGTTTTTGTGAAAACCGAGGACTGTTGAACCTGGGCCAGTACCGAAATGGCTAAACTGAACTGCAATCCTTAAGAACTTCCCGTTAAATGGGGCTACGTAGTGAGACTCCCAGTCACTGTTGTTTATGATTGTTGAATTAATGTTCTCTACAACCCCAATAGGAAGGTATCGCTTATCGGAAGAAGAAAGAGACCCTGCCGTGCAAGTAATTACACTTATGTTCAACGGGTAGTCACCCGCCTGCTTCAGCATACCGTTTGAGTTCACTGAAAGCTGCGGTAAGCCAGATACGTCGTTTACGCTGAAGATGGTTCCAGTCGTTCCCGTGTCTACCTGGAAGAGGTCGTGCGTACCGTCGTGGATTGTAAACGTATCTGCCGTTCCACTTGAGTCAAGCTCAATATCGAGGTTGTACCCGTTGGTGTCAATGGTTCTATCAGCATCAAGAGTTTGGTCGGCAGTTCCGATTCCGCCACTTCCTCCGCCTCCAGAGGCTGCTTCTAATCCTATACTAGTGCTGCTGTGGTCGTAGGTCAAAACATAGTTGTCTTGACCGCTGCCTACAGACTGATCGGCATTGAATGTAAAGTTCCCAAGAGTTACGTTGCCTGAGCCATTAGGCGTGAGGGTAATATCACCATTAGTGTTGGTAGAAGTTATCGCGTTTCCGTTAACGGTAATGTTGTCAACGCTTAACGTGGTCAAAGTACCAAGGCTGGTGATGTTGGTTTGAGCCGCACCCGTAACAGTAGCCGCAGTGCCAGAAACATTACCAGTAACATTGCCAGTCAAAGCACCAGCAAAACCTGTAGCAGTCAATACACCTGAGCTAGAGTTGAAGGTTAGGTTTGTTCCTGACTTGGGCGCTAGATCTCCTGTTGCTGCTGTTGTAAACAGTACGTTGCAAGAAGTATCGCTACTTTCGTCAGCTACTGTTACCGCAGTAGCTACCGCAGCGGTACCTGAAGTATTCTGGTTTCCCGCACTATTTACACCTGGCAAGTCTATGTTGCCTGAGCCGTCAAAGCTAACCCCGCCGATGTTTACAGCGGAAGCCAAAGCTGTCGCTGTATCAGCATTCCCCTCAAGAGCTCCATCAAACTTAGTAGCCTCTATCTCACCAGAAGCCTTCATGATTACATTATCGCCACCGCTGACCTCAAATATGATTTGGTTGTCAGTTCCGAACTTAATTCTGTTGTCCGCATCTCTACCAATCTCTAAGCTAGAGTTTACAACAGAGGTAATGCCTGTTTGAGCAGCCTCTACGTTTAATGTTACGCTGCCCGTAGTACCCCCTCCAGAAAGGCCAGTGCCTGCGGTGACGGCCTCGATGTCTCCGCTACCACCCCCGCCCCCCCCGCCTGCGGCAGCAATAGTGATTGCACCATCAGCGTTTGTAATAGTTACGTTGCTACCAGCGGTTAGTGTCGCTACGGCTGGACCACTACTACCACCTATAAGTAACGATCCGTCTGTTGTCATAGCGGCAGCAGCTAGCGTATCTGTCCCGCTATCCTGCGTGATAATTACAGCCTTGTCTGTAAACGAAGTTGCGTTAGTTCCGCCCTTTGAAACTGGCACAGTATCAGTAAGGGTAGACCCAGCAGCGGGAACAGTAATTGCAGCGGTCCCGTCAAAATCCACGCCATTGATTGCCCTTGCTGTGGCAAGTGCTGTAGCTGTGCCAGCGTTGCCTGACGTATTCAAGTCAGAGGCAACGACAAAATCCATATTGTTGCTAGCATCATCATAAGTTACAGTGATGCCCGTTTTTGTTCCTCCAGTAGCGACTAAAGCCCCAGCTATATCCTGAACCTGCTCAGTGGTTAGCTGAGTGTCAGTGTTAGTGACCGTATTGGTAAACGTAATCTTGTCCCCGTCTCTAGCAATGCTTAGCCCTGTGCCTGCCTCTAGAACGATATCGTCTGTATCCGCCCCAGCAGCACCGCTTTGAGTTAACCTGATCTTTTCTTCATCAGAGTTATCTCCATCTACGCATGATATAGCGTAACTGTTCTGAGTATTCGTGTCTGAAGTTTGAGCAACCCAGTCTAAGTTGCCGCTGCCGTCAGTCTTTAAAACTTCATTTGCACTGCCATCTGTGTTTGGAAGTGTTAACGTATAGGAAGCACTAGCAGAGTGAGGAGGCCCCTTAAGCGTAACGCCATGAGTGTTTACTTCGCAGTTTAAAACAAACTGACCAGCACCCTTGTCGGAGTTACCCTTGAATACAACCTTACCCGTCCCATTAGGATCTAAATCAATATCTGCATTAGAGGTGCTAACAATGTCATTTCCGTTTACATCAAGGTTGCCACCTAGCTGAGGAGAGTCATCTAAAGAGATGTCGCTCCCTCCGTCAGCGCCAGCTGGTCCTGTAGCACCTGTAGCACCCGTAGCACCTGTAGCCCCAGCATCACCCGTATCTCCTTTGATGCCTTTCTCTGTTACCGTGACAGAGTTGGAAGTTGGAGCCGTAATCGTTACCGAAGTGCTCCCCGATGCTGCTGTAACTGTTATAGCCATATTACCTGGAGATGTCTTCGTTTACAGTAAATGAACCTCTTAGTATAGTGGTTACCACCTCACTAACTTTTTGTTGAATATCGTAAGTAAAAGAACCAACAGGCAGTTCCTTCATTGTATCCGCTGAAGCTGTAACAGTAACCACACCAGAAGTAGTGCCGTCGCTAAAAACAAACCCATTACTTAGTTTCGATCTTTGTTCTTCGCTTAAAGCCTTGGCGTTTGAAGTCGAAGAAGAAAGGCTGCTAGAAGCAATCACTTCCCTTTCAGAAACTCCTGCTCTAGATCGAACGGGATTAGTTTTTACGTCCATTAAAAACTCATATCCAGTCAAATCTAAAGCGACTCCGCTAGAATCATTTAATGTAAGGCTAATGGAAAAGGTATCTCCTCTCCTACAAGTGATATCAAGCTTTTCAGCTACATCTAAGTTTACTTTACTTGCCATGTTATCCTAATAGTGAGTTTACAATATTGTCTACGCTATCCCCCGCCTCTGGAAGCTCCCCTCTGTTTCCTTGACGCTGAGAGAGTAATTTACTTTGCTCAGAAGACTGCTTCTTTACTCTATCGTCCTTCCTGTCTTCTTTTAAAACCTCAAGCTTTTCCTTAAACTCTTGGTCTTCAGTCTTAAATCCAAGGGTAGCCTGAGCCTTGATGATCTCTATTTCCTTCCTAAACTGATGCTTTACCTCCTCTAGCTGCCCTTCAAGCTGGGTCTTAAGCTGCATTTGCTGAGCCTCTAGCTGAGCCTCCATCTGCATTTCTTGCATCTTAGCCTGCGAAGCAGCTTGAGCGGCTTGCTGCGCTGACTGAGCCTGCATCTGTGAGTTTTGAGCAGCCATCTGTTGCTGCTGAGCCATACGCTTCTTACGTCTTACCACCAAAAGCCTTTCAGCCTGGTTGACATCTTTCATGTTTCTAATAGCGATCGCATCTTCGAGGTCTATCTCTTTTTGTTGAATAGCCATTTGAACATTTTGCTCTAAGTATACCTTGTCTTTGTCTTCCATTTCTTTCACCACCTGCACACCGAAGTTATACATAGGGAGATCATTAAACGAAGAAAGAACAGCCATGTTTTCCTTGCCTATAGCATTACTGTATACCTCATGAAGAACAGACTCTTCTGGTATGATTTGCAGGCATTTAACTATGTCTTCACAAACCTTTTTGTAAAGAATCATAGAAGCATTAGTGATGTCGTATATAGCGTTATTACCTGCTGCGATAGCATTCTGCTGAACACCCACCAAGGTATCACCCTTCGGTGTGGAAGCATCCATCATTTCGTTAACGCCTGTAGCATCTCGAATCATTTTTAAATAATGATTGTACAGACCAATCAGTTCGTTGATATTTCGAATACTATTACCTATCTCTCTTACTGGAGGGTTCTGGAATCCTCCCTCTGGGTTTTTACTTCTATAGTAGAATACACCAGTCTGCTCGTAGATATCGTGCAAGTCCAAAGGCTGTAGGTCTCCACCTTTACCTAGCTGCACATTCTCCAATCCCTCGATATCAATAATCAATCCGTCTGGCTTTGCCTTAGCGATAGCCTGCTGAATCTTCAAGTGAGTCAACTGAAGCATATCAGCAAATCCAGTACAGCTTTCTACCATAGACTTCGGCATCATGTCCCGAATGTTGGTAGCCACTGGAGAGTAAGACAACCTAACAGATGATATATCGTGTATATTTTTTGGTACGTTCTTAGATCTTCCGTAATTAAATACGATGTTAGATCCGTTCATGACATACATACCCCCATACACGGTAGCGACATCCATTTTAACTGGATTTCTTTCATATACACTGCCTGGTTTTTCGGAGTATTCAAATCCCTTCATAAAGAAGTTTACGTTACCAAAACGATTCTCCTTCTCTTCAAAATAAATACAGTCAACAGAGATAAACTCGAATTCAAGAACGTCTACCATGTACTCGTCATAACCATAGTCAGTCCTTTGAGACAGGTTATTATAGCTGTTTTTACCAAAAGAACTTGGGTTGTTACCGTACTTACCCTTAACAGATTTAGCCAGCTCCTCTAACTGCTCTTCTGTAATCTCACCAGCAGATATTCTTCTTAACTCCTGAATGGAGATAGACTTAACATGACCCGCGTATATCAAGTCTTCAAAAAACGGGTCCTCTGTATGGCTGTGAATAAACGTAGAGGGGTCTACGTAATCAGTCTTAATCCCGTGGTTAGGATCATTAGTTCTTTTAACCACACACATACCTAGAGCAACGAGGTCATTAACGCATCTCCGTAGAGTCCCGTCATTGAAGTTGTTCCAAGAAAGGGTCATGTTAGTTCCTATCTGAGCGGCAATCTCTGCATCAGTTTTGACGTTAGTACCTAAAAGGATCTCAGCCTCCTCCAGAGAGTCTGGAAGCTGATCTGGGTCCTCGCCAATTACCATACCCGTCTGCTGTTTAAGTTGCTGCAATTGTTTTTTTGCCTCAACTTGAATCTCCATCCTTCTTTTCTTGTTGTTCTTTTCGGAAGAAGAAAGAGGATCAATAGCCTCTAAGTTTGGATAAGGATCTTTAGAGAGTATTTTATTTACAACAACCCTAACAAACTTGGGTAGAATAGGAACAGGGGTGTAGTCCATGTTCATTAAGCTTCCGTCTCCATCGTTAGGATTAAGCGAACGAAGAAGCTTCTTATATATGTTGGTGTCTTGAGTACCGTTAGCGTAATCTCGGCTTCTTTCGAATATCGTGTTTCTTCTACCGTAAAGAGATGTAGACTCTTTTATCTTGCCCCACTGATTTTCAATAGCTTTTGCATACTGCAACCCATAAGACATGCTTTCTTTAGTTGATGCGTCCGCTAGAGGGTTTGGGAAAGAATGCTTGCTATTTTTATCGAGGCTCATAATTTACTTGCATTATGCATATTCTGCAAATATAACAAATCGTCGTTAGACCTTATATTTTCTAAAAAACACCTTTTCCTTAAAGTCAGACTTAGGTTTTTCTTTCTCCTTCTGAGCCGCAAGTAAAGCTAACCCTGAACTAATAGTCAAGTCAAACTTAGTTCGTTTATCTATTTTAAATCCAATCCAATCCTCAAGGGTTTTATTGAAATACATAGCGCCAGTCTCTCCGCTTTCGTGATTTACACCAACGTGATCATGAATATACTTCTCTATAGACTGGGCATGAGACTGTATCACATCCTGGGAGTTAGATGGTATTCCTTTTGTCTTTACGTTTACATGAGAAGAACTACTCATGAGATGCCTAGGCCTATCCATTAGGTATCCATCGTAACCTCTTGACTCAAAGTACCTTACGATACCATACTTATTATTCTCTACAAGCAAAGGATACCCATAATAAAATGCACACATAAGGACATCCTCATAGAATATACTCGCTAGGTCTGGCCTAGATGCATACTCCACAACAAACATGTTAGAGGGGCGGTTCATACTAAACTTATTGTACATATGTAGTGCCCCTTTAGATCCCCTGTTATCGACTGTAGCATCTAAGTCATAGGAGTCAACTCCGCCGCAGCCATAAGAAACAAACGGAGCTATTTTTTTACCTCTTTCTGTTTTTAATATATTTCTTTCAGAGGGGTCAGGCATCCAAGAAACCCTAAACCTACCATTAGGTGTAGGGGAAAAAACAACCTCTTTGTCTTTTTCCTTCCAGGTAAAGTTTCCTGTAACCACAGGGTTAGGATACAGCTCCTCGTTGTGCTCTATCTGCTGGTATATCTTTCCTATATTGAATAAACTGCCCTCAATGCTATCCCTGAATGCTTCATCTTCGGTAAACGGAAACTGTCTGGTAACCTCGTTTAGTTCAGATGGGTTGTCTTTGAAGGATTTGCGTTCATTCTTCAGATAGGTCTTACTACCAATTTCGATGGTATCCCCATCTATACCGTGTATGTGTACGCTTTGGGGTGGGTCTTCTACAACGGCATTGCCATATACATCAAAGAAACCCTCTAGGGCATCATAGGCTGGAATAAATATTCTATAAAGACCTGTCTTTGTCCTATCGTTATTATTTCTTTCGTTAGGATCAGAATCATACCACAGTCCCTTGTATTCCTCACCTCCTTTATTCATGGGGTTTACCGTACTACCCACAATGGCTTTACCTACCACCTTGCGCCCTACGATCAAACAAGTACGCTCAATCCTCCAAGCCTCTCTAATGTCGGTTGGTTTTTCCCACTTACCAGCCTCATCGAGATAAAGCATATGTAGCTTCTCACCGTCATATGCGTTGTTTGTGGTGTTTTTCCAGTTTATCACCGTGTTTAGAGCGTCACCCCTGTGTGACGTTTTGTTGTTTTTAGTGATACGCTTGGATGGCTCACGAAATGCCAGCTCCATTCGGGGGTTGGTGGTACCGTCCTGGATAGGCTTGAAGAAGAATGGGTAGCCCCTAAAAATAGAGACTACTTTTTTCATGAAAATATTCTCTTGCGAGTCTTTACCAGTTTTCGACTGTATGCCAAGAAGCTTCTCTTTAACTTGACTAGCTTCATCCACAAGGACAGCAGAGCATATATTAGTGTAGCCAGAACGACGACACTTAGTATAAAGCTGACCGAAACAACGAGGGTCAGCTTCACAAGCAGCCATGTGCGTAAAGATGTCTTTTTGGAAAGCAAGGTATGATGGGTATCCGATATCAATTTTAGACCATTGTAGAAACATATAGTGTCTCCCTGTAATATACGTAGGTTCCCCATTATTGTAAAACCATACACCGTCGCGCCTACGCTGAAACTCTTGTTCGACGTAAGAACGAAACTTGTTCCGAAACTCGGCAGGTTTTTCGAGCCACTCATCCATACTGCGTATCCTACGCATTTCCTCTGGCATAGGTGTGCGTTTCCACAGCTGCAACCTCTTTGGTTGGTCATGGAAGAGAATTTCCGATTTACTCGGTTTCTTTGGGAGTACCACGAGTAACCCGTGGAGCTCGATAACCTCTCCTTCTGTACCGTTAGGGTCGATCTTAATCCCCTTAGTTTCATATCCTTTTATGTCGATTAAATTAGACATCAATAACTCTGTCCGTGTGAGTTCATCCTTCCCAGCGAAGGTACGCCTTCTTTAGGGTTTTTAATCTCCATTTGTTCACCGCACTCACACTGTCCTTCAGGGTAGTAAACACTACCATTTTTGAACTTCATGGTGAGGCTTCTTACAGATTTCTCTGCTTTACATTCTCTGCAAATTAGATCGGGCATGTTGTTTAATTTAATTGGTACACCAGACAGGATTCGAACCTGTGACCGTCTGCTTAGAAGGCAGATGCTCTATCCAACTGAGCTACTGGTGCATGTGCTCCCTCCAGGACTTGAACCTGGGACCTGCCGATTATGAGTCGGATGCTCTAACCAACTGAGCTAAGAGAGCTTAAAGTATACCTTTATGTGGTTGGTTGTAACTGACTGATTATCAAAGTTATAGTCGTCCCAGTATATAAGTCCGCTCGCGCTACTTGGAGAACCTTTCTGCGAATCCTCCTGAGTAGTCTTTGTCTTTTTCGATTTCTCCATTGTCGTTTAGTTCTTTAACCATTTGTTCTAGCCTCTGGCGCTCCACCAAAAGCTCTTTACAGTCGATAGCAGTTTGCTTTATGGATTGGAGTTCAGCCTTACGCGCAGACCCTCCCGCTTCGGGGTCCACTGGCTTCTTGACCTCCTCTATCATGTTGTTGATCGCTATTTCCATGCTCTGCATGAGCCTTCTAGCGGCGCTAACGGTAGTAAATTTACTAGCCATTAAACTTCTTTGTAAAGCAGGTCTTCAACCCTGGTTCTATAGTATTCCTTTCCATCAATCGTGATCCTGTAGTCTCGATTTTCTTTAAATCCAACCACATCCCCCACGGAAAGGCCTATCTCTTCAATCCCAGAAGACGAAAACGCGACCCTACCTCTTGTTGGTAGCTTCTCGCTAAGCTTGACAACCTCGACAAGCTTCGATTCTTGAACTTCCTCTTCTTCAACAGCCTCAAGAAGACTCCAACCCGCAAGAGGGTGGACATCACCAGTACTACTGTCTTTAAAAGCAATAGCTTGATTATTGATAGCATGATCTTCATCATATCTGACAAGGTAGTGATTGTCATCACCAGTAAGTGGCTGACCTTCATTGATAACCACGAGATGATGGAAGTAAAGCGTGTCGCCAGGCTTGACACCAGTGTCGTACTTAAACGGGACAGCCACGACAGGGCCTTCTGTAATTCTGTTTTCAAATTCATTAAATCTATTATCTACGTATAATTCCAATCCGCCACTTGTTGTGATGGTGTCGTCTATAGTCTTTTCTAACTCGACTACAAATAAGTTAAAAGTCTTCATTCATTAAAAATTTAAATCAAATTCAAGAACACAAGGCATTTCATCTACAGCTTTCCAGAGCATAGTGCCTTCGTCGTTTTCAATATATATAAGGTATCGCTGTTTTCCAAACTTATGAAGCTGTCTTTCGTCTTCAACGATAGCTGATACCTCCCCAGATCCAGCCCGCATACCTACATAATAAGCCATGCCGTTTTTAGGGTCTCTTCCGACCACAATTTTTCTAATAAGTCCTTCCATGTTAGTTTAGGGATATACCCAAATCACCAAGCAGGTCGTCTAAAGGGTCGTTGTCTCTAAAAGCGCTGTCCATTACGTCCTTAAGAGTTTCCAGCTCTTCTCGGCCCTCTAAATTAAAGCTGTACATGGTTTTCATTTCTGCGCTTTCATCTCCCTCTTCAACGGCGTCAAAATCTATAACTCCGACGACTATAGAAGCTAAAGTACGATCTTTCATTTCGAACTCCTCGATTGTCTCCTCCATCTTTTTGACGAGGGAATACATTTCGGCAAAGAAGAGGGTGTCTTTCGGGTTCATGATGTAAATTTGTTTAAGTCAAATATACGAATTAATATGCCTAGGTCTCAAATCAAGAAAACAAGGATGTTCAGGGACTTTTCAAAGATGCCCTCTAGGTTCGTCAAAAACAACTATTTAAAAAACCTCAAAAGCGCTACAGAAGAGTTTGTTGACGGAAGCGAGATTACAAAGAGCTACCTATACTTTATGTTGTTCGTTTACGAATTAGAGTTCTTTACTATATCCTGGGTAGCGGGAGAATATGGAATGAATAAAAAGAACCTGGCTGACAGGATGATATATCCTTTAGTATCCTTGGGGTATTTGTATAAGCACTTCGATAAGCTAACACCGTCTCAAACCCTGGAGGATCACTTATTCCGAGACGAAACCAAGTTTAACTACCGTGTAAGATATGCGCTATCGCAGAAAGGCAGAATGGCGGTACAGCGTTTCTACAACTCACTTTAGAAGATTGAGTAGAAGATGTTAATGTCAGTTTCGATAGCTGTGCGGTTGCTGGATTGGTCGGACGGGTAAAAGATGATTTCTTGTATGTAGCCCAAATACCCAAATGTCGCACCTATGCCGAACCTTGTCAAATCCAAAGTTCCTGCGTTGCCTGTTGCTTCTATGGTGCCATTGACGGCTAATTTGCTACTTGTACCATCTCCAAGTCCGTAGTAAATAGACTGGTTTGGCGTAGAAGCCGACCCATAAACTTCAGTTCCGAATCTAATTATATTCTTCCCTCCATCTCTGTAATGCGAGCCAAGCCAAAAACCTTGACTTATATCCGCAATACCCGCTAATGCTGTATAATCATCATTCGACGCGACCGCTAAAAGTGTATAGGGTTGCGGAATTGTAGATGATGGCGTGCCGATAAGGTTCATTGAACTGCTTGTCCATTGCACCGCAGGTTTTCCGTTCTCCGTCACCACCCCCGTAGTCCCGTCGTAAATCTTTGGCTGATTCGACGCCGTCGTTTGCGTGGCGTTATTAGAATTAGATGACTGGTCATACCAAACTGAAAGAAATCCATCTGATGATCCACAGTGCGTAGATATAGAAGAAGTATCTAACTCGCCACCAGAGAACCCGATATCTAGCTCTGCATTGTCGCTAGCCCTTCTCACTTTAACAGCATTCTTAGAATAAGAATTAGATAGCTGCCTCAAAGAATAAGCAGCGGCTGCGCTTGAGTACGTATCAAGAAGTTTCGCAGCGGGTGCTGCGCCAACAAACCCACCTCTATTTACAGATGTACCTAGTCCTAACATTATGCTTCTGGTTCAGGTGGTAAAAATCCGTCGGGAAGTGTATTTACTGTAGTGTAGCTCACAGATTCATCGTCTTGAAAACACAAAGCAGACTGATCGGCATCTCTGTCGTCAACGATCCACCCCCACCAGTATTTAGTTACAGGACCGCAGCCTTTCTCTATGGCTTTGTCGCGGCTGATCTGCTCTGCATTTGATGTAGTAGTAATATAATACTTCATTAGATGTAATGATTTCGAACCATCAAAAGGTGTCTAGCCGTTTGTGTGTCGTTTCGGGTGACAAAAATGCCGCCATTGGTTTGATGATAAACATACTGATTATCTTTAGTATAGGTGCCATACCAAAGTTCCCCTCCATAATTTCGAATACTGTCATCAACAAAGGGTGTGTAGCTATTAGTATACGAGTTTTCGTAATCGTGGTAGTGCGCCGCAACAACATATTCCGCTGCATCCGCTAAACGCCAGTCGCTATAACCAGCATAGCTGAAGCCATTGACATAGGTAGCGGCCTCAGAAATAGTCCTAGACACCTGATCGTTATATGCGTCTTGCACGTACCAGCCCAACCCAGTCAGGTGATCAATACAGTATCTGTCGTTGCTGCTGTTATTGCTGGCGCTTTCTTGAAAGCCCTCGGTAAACTGTTCGCCTACGTCGTTGGTAAATCTAAATTTGTTTCCAAAAGCGTTGTTTGCAGACAGTAAAGAATTGCTGTCTGATCCCTCATAATCGTTTGCGAGCATTGCTACTGTGGCGGCCAAAACAGGAGGCGTGTAATTGTAAGTGCCTTGAGACCTATGCCAGGTGACCAAATAGTCAACACCTGAGTCGTTTTGATCCCAGGGTAGAACTCGCTGATAATGTATTCCAAAAGCCACTTCTATAGGGTTGTTGTTTGTTTGTAAAGATATTCCCAAGCCAAGCATAAGACAAAGATAGCAATTTTATCTTCCTTGCCCTTTGTACGCTTTTTTGTAGTTTTTACTACGCTTATTACTTGATGTCTTTGTCTTAGCGTGCACTCCTGGTCGAGAAACTTTGTTTTCCTCAGGTGCGAAATTGTTTAATTGCTTTGCCATTAGATTACTCTATAATAGGTTCCTTTTTCGTCTCTGTAAGCTCGCTTGATCTGATTCCTGTTCTTCCCTGACTCTTTATAAGAGACATGAACCCAGGCAGGGTTTTCGTCATCGCCGAACTCCCATATCATCTGATCCCACTCTAAGTTCTTCTTTATGAAGTCAAATATTTCTGAGTTAGTGACCTTCCCGTATATATCGGCGTCTATATCAATAGCTTCCCCAATCATATGTTGAGAGTACTTACTACCCCCGATAGCCTTGTTTAATTTTTTTGATCGAAAACCAGAGGTAACCCCGATAGGTACACCGAAGTGATCACGAACTGGCTGGAAGATATGGTCCGCTACAGCCTGTAGGTTGTGTATCGCCCACTGATCAGGGGTGTTGTCTATCCCCTTTCGGGTCGCGGTGTTTGATTTCACCACCTCCTTTAGTGTAAGGTTTTTGCTTAATTTCATTTTTCTGAGCCACCCAAGACGGGTTGATTCTTTTGATTCGAGGGTTGTGATAATATTTCTTCAATCTATGATTGAATATAGCAAAGTTAGAAAAAAAATTTGTGAGATCGAAAAGTTTACCTTACCTTGAGATCAGCAAACCGAATTTACGAAACAATTTAAAACAGTTATTTGCTATGAAGAATCTTATTTTAATCCTTGCTCTTGCAGTTTCGAGCTTAGTATCTGCACAGAACGTTCCTTTTACGATTGTCAACGATGTTGATACCGACATGGTTTTCTTTGACATCCTTACAATTGATCCGTCCACTGGTGAAGTAAACAAAATTGCACGGCACCGACAAGCGTTTAATGGTACTCACAATACTAACCTAGATTTCAGGAATGGACAAATTCTTATTATTCAGAAAAGAACACACCCTGAGCGACAATTATTAGATGAGTTTTCTGCAAGTGTTCAACACGGCAACGAAAACAAACTGTCCATTATCGAGCAGCCCAAATCATTTAGGGTAGTCGAAGGCATGGACCTAGGTCGGGCTATCTCGGCCTTCTATAATCAGCCAATCCACTAAGGAGCTTTTTGGCTCTGTCTTCTCTGGATCGCCCCTCCATTCCCTCAGTTCCGCCCTGAGTAGAATTTAATTCACCCTCTCCCATTGATGTTCGACCAGTAGATGCGCCGCTAGAACGTGTCATTCCTGGTTTATATCCTGGGGCCTTCATCTGAGAGAGAATCATGTCTACATTCTGAGAGTCCCCGTATTTTCCTTTAGCGGTTTGGGAAAACCATTCTTGAAACTCTTCTTTTGGCCCCATATTAGAGGCATAGTAATTAATGGCTTCTTGGTTAGTTACAGGTCTTCCGTCGGCCATAAAAACAACTTCTTGGCCTCCGTCTTGATTTTCCCTCAAGATAAAAGTAAGCTCAGGATCAACCTTTCCTCCTTCTGCATACTTCTTTACCATGTCGTAAAGAGCTGCCTTACCTCCCTTCATATACTTTTTAGTCTTCATAATATTAGCTTGCTATAAATACTTCTAATTGTGTTGTGTCGTTGGTAGCGTTAACTGCCAAGATGCTCTCTAAGTGAACTAAAGTAGTAATCGGTGTGGCTGCGTCGTCATCAACAGCGATTGAGTCCGCAGAACCACCCAAGATAAAGCTCTTACCAGGAGCGAGTAATACACTTGCCGAATCACCAGCTGCGTTTGTACCGTCAGCAGCGATCTGAAGAGAAAGAGTAACGCTATTATCAGCATCCAAGTTAGTAACCCTTATATACTTCGCGTCTCCATCGTCAATGGCGCCGTCATTAGTGCTAACAAGGTCTCTAAATACAGCAACGGTAGTCTGTGTATTTCCAGATCCACCATTAGCTGGTAATGTTACAATTCTGTTGAATGATTGAGTTACGCTTGCTATAGAAGTGATGTTCTCGCTACCACGGTTTGATCCGTTTAGCGTGAGCTCTTCTTTAATCGTTACAGTGAGTACGGCCATACCGCAAATATAAGTTATTTCTTTTTCTTGAGTCGGGACTTCTCTCGCCTACCACGATTCTTGCTCTCTGCCTCAAACCCTACGATCTTACCACCCTTATGGGAGGCATCAAGGCTGTCCCCATTCCCATAGGTTCCTTTCTCTCGGTTGTACTGGTTTAGCTCAGCCCGTTTCTTCTTTGCTCTGCCGCCAGATCCAAACTTCTTGTACTCCTCTTTGTAGTTACGCTTCTTAACTCTCATACTGCAAATATAATGAAGACAGTTTTTGCGCCTTTACAACTTAATTAGTTTGATTGACGCTCCGTAGCTACTGTTTTATTACTTACATAAGTAATCCTAAAGACAGCTTCGTAGGTTTAAAACATCTATGAAGCTTTATCGCTGAATAGCTTTGGCGAAGTTACAACTTTTTTCTTACAAAGTCAAGTCAGCAATATACTTTAAGTAAACCCTATAAGTCTCTAAGCGACAGCCTCTTAACCCGTATATAGTGGTGGCGCGTTGATAACTTAGTTAATAACACACCGCAAGAAGCGGCGAAAAAAGATGATCGCCAAAAAAATCCTGTGTAATACAGAGTTTGGGGATTATATATATTATACACTGCTTGGAACTACGTTCCAAAGTCACTTTTCTCGACCCCCTCCCTCAGAATCTCTTGAGATTCTGGCATACATTTCAGCTTTTAGTACCAGAGGTTAACCCTCTGTTACTAAGGAGGTTAGCCACGATTGATTCTCAATCGACAGAGAGTACAGCAGGTAAACTGCTGAGAGTCAAGTCGGGACAATCCCCCACCTCGACTAAGAGTCGAACTATTAACCTTCATGAATGAAGGTTCACTAATACTTCAAGAAGTATTAAGCAACCCTTTGAAAGCCAGCTGTTTCCCAACGCGCTGAATCCCTTAAGGGATCGTTGTTGGCAGTCAAGGCATGAGTATCAACTTGTTGATACCGTAG